GTTTAGGTAAAGTTTGAGAAATAAATAATTCTTTTCTTCTTAATAAATGTATTTGACGATAATGTTCTTTTCTGGGTATCCATAGACAATTGCCGGGGGCAAAGTCACTCTCTTGATCAATACGAGATATCACTGTTCCTTCGGGTGCTAATCCCATATCTTTTAGAAATTGGGTAAAGTTATCACGCCAGGATGCATCAACTTCAATTCCGCACCCACCATGATGTTTGTACTGATGGTGGTTCTTGTTATAGCAGATGCGCTTGATGTGTAACCAGGAGTTATACTCGTGGCTTTTGCAGTGACCGTGGATAGTTTTATCGTTCTTGAGGCTGTCCCGTTGCAAACATCCGCAACTTTGCGTAAGCCCTCTTTTTAAGCTATTTTTACTAACATATTTTTGGGTTCCGCATCTGCATAAGGTAAGGAGGAGTAGTTCACCTCTTTTCCCCTTAACTTCTACATCAGACATCACTGTTAGTCTGCCAAAATTTGCCCCAACTGGGATAGATTCTTTTCTTTTTTTACAACCGCAGTTAGTTGAGCGACCATTGATGAGAGTGTGACTGTAGACAAGTTTTTGAGTTCCACAATCACACTTACACAATACTTGCTTTCCTTGTTTTTCTATTACAGTCCAACTACCGAATTTTCCACTTATATTAATTACTCGCTTTGTAGTCTCCATAAATCATAAAATCTCGCGGGATGTGGGAAACTCAGTCACTTTAGTGCTGAGAGGGAAACGGCACGAGCGACTTTAGTCGCTGTGGTTTTTTAATTTGAGTAGCTGTAACCATCCTTTTTGTGAATTGATTTGCAAACTTTGTGATTTATTCCTTGGATTAAACCGTTATTTGTCGAGATATTAAAACTCCCAGTAGTTCTAACGGCAACCCTCCCAATATATTCACCAACTTTTTTACCCGTAGTAACAACCGCTTTAACAATATCTCCTGTCTGAAAGCCTTTTACAAACTTAAATCTGGGTATATATCGGCTTGGAAATCCAAACTTATCCGTTCGGCATGATTGTCTAGAACCATGACCATTAGCTGTAATTAACAATGGCTTAACTCCTTTGATAATCAATTTTGGTGTTGACTTGCCAACACAAGCCGCATCTAACCAATGTGTTTTTTCTAGGCTTTGTTGATTGCGATTGAACTTTGTTAGCCCACCTGAACCTGTTTCTACAGGTAGTCCAGTTGCTTTTAGAGTGCTGAATAATGACCATCTTGTAGCATTTACTGCTGCTGCATCAGCTAACGGTCTTTTAGCTTGTATCAAGATTTTTGATAATTTAGATGGGTCTTTTCTAAGAAATTCTTTTATGTCCTTGGTTCCTTTTTTGATATTGCATTTTTCACAACTCAAAGTAAGGTTTGTTATTGAATTACTGCCTCCTTTTGCTCTTGGGTGAATGTGTTCTATCTGTAGTGGAACGTCTTTGATACCACAATAAACACAGTGTCTACCCCATTTTTCTAATAGAAATTCCCTCGTTTCGTAACCCGCTAAAGTGCCTTGTTGATACTCTTCGCCTTGGATATCTGGATTACGCATTAACTGCATATCAAAGCGTACTAATTCTTGACTAATAGCCTGTATTGGTGTAGATTTTCGCAACCTCTCAACCCAGGTTTTGATATTTTCAACACGACTTTGTAAGCTTGGTGGTAACCATCCCTCTAGACGGGTTCTATTTAAAAATCTTGGTTTTCTGTAACGAGTTTTTCTAGCCCGTCTACTGCGCCTTAATTGTCTCCTAGAAGTTAGAGCATCTCTAATTGCAAAACCCCTATGCTTTAATTCTGCTGCAAATACAACTTCTCCAGTAGTCTCGTTAACTAATGCAATTCCTGTGAATTTTGCACCTGGGTCAATCTTTAATCGCAGTGGCTGAACTGTTACATCTGCGTGTGATTTTTTTAGAATTATTGTGAACGGGAACCGACGATAAACGGCTGCTTTTTTGTTTCGTAATAACTGTCTAGCTTGTGCCGAATGAATTGGCTCTAAGGGTCTTTTTTCGGTGTCTAAAACAAATATTTTGGACATAAGTCCCTCCTTACGGGTAATGTTAGCTTCGTCAATGTTTTAAGAGCTTTTTACACTTGCAACACTGTTTCAGTGACTTTAAAACTGTTTAATTGCAAATGACAGAGCGG